TGAGCTTGAGCGCGGACATTATGGCCTCTGGCGAGGCTTACGTTCTGTACGCCGACGTCAACCCGGGCTGCGTGCTTTACGTGGGCGGCGCCGGCAACGTTCGTGTTCTGACCAGCAGCGGTGCTGACTTGACGTTCGTAGGCATTGCGGCGGGCACGTTCATGCCTGTTCAGGTCAAGCGTGTTTTCGCTACGGACACCACGGCTACGGACATTGTAGCGTTGTGGTGACATGTGGATTGCGATTAGCAACGCCATTGGGTCCAGACAGCTTGTAGGCGGTGGTCCCGGTCCGGGTCCGGGGTACACGCCGCCTCTTGACACCTTTACTGGTGCGGTAGCGGCCTTTTCTGTTCGCAAGCTTAGTTCTTCGTACAGTGGGCCGTGCATCGAGGCATACCGCGTTAGCGATGGAGCTACTCAAAACATCGGGTTCGATGCCGACGGTCTCATCGATACGGCGGCTATCGCTACGTTCGCCAGCGGTTCTGACGTTCGGGTGTCTGTGTGGTACGACCAGAGCGGCTCTGGCAATGACGCTATTAATAATAATACCGTCACTATGCCCATCATCTATAACGGCACGGCGGTAACTACTGAGAACGGGAAGCCGGCAATAGATTTCTTGCTAAATGATGATAGGATTTTTAACTCGGTCACCGGCTTAAACTTCAATACAAACGACGTAGGCATTTTTGTAGTCTGCACGGCAGTTACGGGTCACAATCCATACGCTACTGCGGTGAACATAGCTCCGGGGGTAAGCACAGAGATTATCATGGCCTACCGCACCGAGCAAATATCTTACACTGGGACACAATTAGGCACAGGCACCTCCGACACAACTCAAAATTTGGTGAGCCTCTACGCTGACAATGCCAGCAACGACGTGCGCGGGTACATTGACGGTACAGAATTAGGCACGACCACGACTTCGAGCAATGTGGGAACGTCCTTCCAAATTGGAAGTCTACGCGGCATCGGTTCGGCTTATTGGGAGGGGACGATTCAGGAAGTAATTTTCTATCCAAGCAGCACAAAGAGCAACCACACCGCCATCGAGAGTAATATCAACGGTTACTTCAACGTCTATACGGAGTACAACCCCGACGCTCCTACGAGCGGGTTCTTGTTCGACTACTCCGGTGCTGCTGTAGCCTACTCGGTTCGTCAGTTGAACGACAACGCTACGTACGCTATGCGCGTGCGGCGTACCGTTGCTCCGTTCGATGAGCAAGACATTGGCTTTGACGGTAGCGGCAACCTCGACACTACGGCCATCAGCACGTTCGGTGGCTCAGACAGCTTGACGGTGTCCCGCTGGTATGACCAGACGGGCAATCAGAACCACGCTACTCAGGGCACGGCGGGAAGCCAGCCGCAGATTTATGATGGGTCTACTGTGACTGACGTTATCGGGCGCCCGGGTGTCGACTTCTACAACGTGATTGACAGGTACATGCAGTTCAGTGAAATCGCAAGTTCTGGTAGTGACTTCACTGTCTCGTATGTCGGTGCTTTGAATGGTGATAGTAGAAACAGTATCGTTGGACTTCGAGGCACAGGAACAAGCAATACCCGATACATAAGGACGTCTTTCCAAAAGATTAACGTCAGTGGATACCAAAGTGCCTATGGCACTATCGCTTCAGGGTTGAATGAGTACTCTATTATTGTAACCAACCAATCTCAGGCTGGAACGGTATATAGGAACAACTCCTCCATTGTAACTGGTACGACTGACAGTGCTTTAGCGTTCGACACTATCGGCGGCACAGACACTGGTAACGCTGGTGTACACAGCGAGATTGTTATCTGGGAGAGCGTTTTGAGCACGACAGATAGGACCGGCGTTTACAACAACCAAGACACATATTATTCCATCCCATGAGCGTAGTTTACCTCCCCGTCGAGCCCATTACGGACTACGACAGCAAGCAGCGCGCCGACGCGCTGGACCGAGAGTGTTGGAGCCTGTACCGGCCCGACAGCATCAAGAACCCCAACGACGCCACGCGGCGGTTGTTCCCCGAGCTGGAGCACCCGACGACGGGTCAGTGGGCCATCATCGGCGAGACGACCGAGCAGGTTTACATCAGTCCCGAGGTGGACTTGACGAACCTGTTGGCTTTGATGCCGGAGGTCCCGCAGGTCGAAAAAGACATGCTGGTCGCGTACATCGAAGCGAACAAGGGCGGCTATGTGCCGTTTGAGAATTTGGTACCTTCAACGTCAGAACAACTGACGGAAGCTGAGGCCGTTGCGGCGGGCTGGCCTCCCGTCACACCAGAAGAGTAAGCTATGGCAACCATCCCCAGCGGACAGAAATTCCACACCGTTCCCGCCAACGTAGATACCGACGACAAGGGCTCGGCGCGTGCGAATGCGGACCGAGAGATTTACACGATGCAAGACATCATCGACACGGCCGGTGGCGGTGGCAACGTGTACGAGTCTAGTATCGGCGTCGCAGCTTCTGGGGAGCTTACCTTCAGTGGCGTTCCTGCTGACGGGGATACGGTTACGATTGGCGGCGTAGACATCTACTATGTCACTGCCGTCAACACGGCAAACAACCGCAACGAGATTGAGGTCGCGGGACTTACCACGGCTACTCAGGTCGGGCAGATAACGAGGTCATTCCTTCTCCAATCTACTCTTCAGCTCGTCATTACAGACCCCGTTACAGGCAACGACTACTATAAGTATACGGAACCTTTCGCCACTGCCACTGAAAGTTCTGGCGTGCTCACTGTTTCGACTGAATTGTATGGCGAGTCCGGCAACTCTGTTACTACGACGACCACCTCTTCGGCCGCGTCTTGGGCTGCCGCGACTTTGTCCGGGGGCACCGACGTAGTGGTCGATACCTCTGCCAATAGGTACATTACGGTAGAGTCTCTCGGCGTCATCAACAAGGGCGGTATGGTGTCCATTGTTGGCGTGAATCCAGTTACGGGAAGGTTTCGGGTCGACGACAACCAGCCAAGTGTCCGAACTAGTAACGTTCTGGGATTGTATAGTGACGGGCCTAGGATTTTCCCCGGCGATGTTTTTGACGTCCTCGTTTACGGCGTCGCCGAAGGCATTTACGTATATCCAGACGATTCTGGAAATAATAATTTTGGTCCCGGTACGCCTATCTATCCCATGTTGAATACTGAGGCCTTCCTTTCCGTTGGCAACGGAAACTGGAACTACTGCGGGTTTTTGATGAGCCATGGCGCGGGGTTGGGCACATTTGACAACGTCATATTTTTTGTTTCTCCGCTCTTCAATGGATTGGCTAGCCACCACGACGCTACCAATACCTCTTCTAGCGTCCGCTTGGGCGGACACGCGAGCACTGGCGTCAGCATCCCTCAGTACAGTCTCGTCGTAATCGACCCTGTCGAAGGCAGCTTCAACAACGGCTCTGCCACCACTGTCGACCTTTTCAGCACCCCTACCTACGCGGCTTCCGACATCGTGGGTATTACGACCTCTGCTACCGACGGCGGCGGCGGCGACGAGTGCGGCTTTGTTATGGACGGTATCGTGGGCCGCTGCATCATCTATAACGCCTCTGGCAACGTCATCAAAGAGCCTGTAGACGGAGACGTTACTGGCAGCGTCATCTATGCTGGCGACGGCACGGTCAACGCCCAGCACCTTTTGACCACCGACCCGACCTCTGGCATCGCCGTCGGCCGTGTAGTCAGCGTTTCGTTCGACATCGGATTCTTTGAGGAGGGCTCTCGCTGGGACGTCTTGTTCCAACCCGGACGGTTGTTCTGATGAACTGGACGGCATTCGAGTGGACCCGGGTCGTCTTGGACCTTTTGGCCGACGGATTGGTTATTATCTTTTGCGCGGTCGCGATATCATTTTTAGTTAGGAAGTAAGACATGGCAATTATCCCCAGCGGACAGAAATTCCATACGGTCCCCGCCGGCGTAGATACGGCTGACCGGGGCTCCGCGAAATCCAACGCGGACCGCGACATCTATACGATGCAGGACATCATCGACACCGCTGGCGGCGGTGGCGGTGCTACCGAAGGCATCGACGTTTCTTTCATCGTCCGCGAGGACCCATACAGCTCTATCGGCGACCACGAGGGCACGGTCCTTACCATCGGTCCTGTCGGTGCTTTGGCTCAGGCCCACTACTGGGACGGCACGGGTTGGGTTCTGGCCAACGCTAGTGCTGCGGCCTCGGCTGACGGCTTGTTGTGCTTGGGCACCTCTGCTGCTGGCGACGCTTTGGTCGAAGGTATTATGCAGCTCGGCTCTGCCCCGGGCTCTGCTGGCGACGTGCTGTACCTGAGCACGACGAACGGATTGTTTACGGCCACGCCGCCTTCTGGCAGCGGAGAGATTGTCCGTGTGGTAGGCTACAACCTCGGCGGCAACCGCGTGTACTTCAAGCCTAGCGCAGACTTCATCGAAATTGCCTGATATCAGTAAGTTCAGCGGGACCCTTATTGACGGTGTCAGTAAGGTTGACGGGGTGCTCAAGGACAGTATCTCGACCATCGACGGCATCACTTTGCCGCCGCTGCTCCCGTATACGCCCCCCCTTGACGTCTTCTCCAACGCTGTCCTTGCGTACAGCGTCCGCAAAATCCGTACGGACTATGCGGGCCCCTGCCTCGAAGCGTATCGCAGCAGCGATGGCGCAACCCTAGACATCGGATTCGATGCTAACGGTCTTCTTAGCGAGGCTGAGCTAGCAGCTTTCTACGACGGCAACCCCATCCTCGTCTCCCGCTGGTACGACCAGAGCACCTCGGCCAACGATATGGTTCAGGCTACGCCTGCCGATATGCCTACTGTCTACCAAGACTTCAGTGCGAGCTGGGCTGCTGGCGGCGTTACCGTAGGCCGCTTGCGTCCGGCGGCCCTGAGCAGCCTAGACCCCCTGAACTCTTCGTTTACGATTACCGCTACCGGCGCTGTCCACACCAAGCGAATGGATGTGGTTACGCCCATCACTTCTGTTGGCCCTACGTATAGCGCCCTAGCCATTTCCAACGGAAATAGCAACAGCAGCCATATCTACGGTAACACGGGTGGCCAGACCCTTATTACGACCATCAACTCCACTCGATGGAACTTGCAGGGAACTGGCGGTGGCAACTTCGCCATTGCCGACAACTTAAACGGACAGAACAGTCTTTTGGTCCGGCGCTCTTCTAGCGCCGACCTGAACTTCAATGGCCTGACCCCGCCCTCCGGAACCATTACGGGGGGTAGCGGCACCCTCGGCGACTTCCACCTTTGGGACAGTCAGTTCATTACTCAGTATAACGGCAATATCTCGGAGTTCATCCTGTTCAGTGACGACAAGTGGTCCAATATGGGCGCCATCGTCAACAACAGCGGCTCCTACTTCAACACCAGTCTGGTGGTCAACCCCGATGCGGCTACGAGCGGGTTCCTGTTTGATTACCCGGGTGCTGCTGTAGCCTATTCGGTCCGTCAGCTCAACAACAACGCTACGGCCTCTATGCGAGTACGGCGTACTGTGGCGCCGTTTGACGAACAGGACATCGGCTTCGATAGCAATGGAGAGCTTGACACGTCCGCCATCAGCACGTTCGGTGGCTCGGACCCGTTGACGGTCTCGGTGTGGTACGACCAGACGGGAGGCTGCAACCACTCTTCTCAGACTATTGAAATTCGCCAGCCTGAGATTTACGATGGCGTCAGCGTAAACCTAGACAACGGCAAGCCCGCCGTACGGTTTACCGACCCGGGTCAGGATAGCAATAGGGACACTCTTGATTGGGGATACGACGTCGACACCCAACTGTTTAGTTGGAGCTGCGTCGCCGGATTTTCCCCATCGGGAGCTGTCCGAACGATTATCCACCGAGACAACACTGGTGCAGGCAACTACCTTAGAGTTGACACTAACGGATATGTTATCGTTAAGCCCAACGATTTCGACGGCCTCAGTGGCAGTACGTTCGACGGCACTCAGAAGTTGAACACCGTTATCCGTTCAAGTGCAACCACGGCCACCAGCTATCAAGACGGTTCACAAACAGGCACGATTTCTACGCTTGACGCCAGCAATATTGTATGGGGAAATACCGACGCCAATATCACTGGTACGGGAGTCCTTAGCTTCAATGTTCAGGAGATTGTCCTTTGGACTTCGGATGAGTCGACCAACCGCACCGGCATCGAGACCAACATCAACGGTTATTACTCTATCTACTAATGCGGGTAGCAGCATTCCTTCTGACCGTTGCGGTCGGGTTGGTGCTGATTCCGATTGGGTTGCTTTTCGAACTAGGTGTTTCCATCCTTACCGTGCATTGGATACCTGACCTTCCGCGATACGCTAAGGGCGTGGGTGTGGCCCTGTCTCAGCTCCTGAATGTTACGTGTGGGCGCCTCCTGACGGACCTCTGCACCCGGCCGTATGGGAAGGCGTTTGGTGACCCCGACTACACTACCTCTGCGGTGTTGGGTTGGAACCAAGCCCACGGCACCCTGACCCATTTCGGCCTTTGGCTTGTGCAGTGGCTGGACGTTCTCGAAGAGGACCATTGCCTCAAAGCGTACCGGGCCTACTTTTAATTCGTAAGATGCGTCTGAATTATCTTTATCGGAATAACAAGCACGAGCAGTATTGGATTTACTGGGACGAGCCCGATTGGGATAACAACGCATCATGTCTAGCACCATCACCCTATTCGAAATCATCACTCTCGCAGGAGCCCTCATCGGGGTTTACGTCAAGCTGAGCGGGGAGGTGGGCAAGCTCAAGAGCCGCATCATTATGCTGGAGCGTCAGGAGAGCGAGGTCAAGGCTATGCTGACGGCCCTTACCGAGGCGGTACAGGAGATTAAGATTCTGCTGGCACAGACGGGCATCAAGTGAAGTACTTCACCTACGACGAATTCGACAGCCCGGACCAGCCGGGGTCCGGCCACGAGATGGAGCCCATCTTCTTGGAGAAGCTGGATTTGGCTCGCGAGTACAGCGGCGTACCGTACGTCATCAACTCTGGGTACCGGACGGAGTACTGGAACCAAAAGGTTGGGGGGCGAGTGGGAAGCAGCCACCTTACGGGCTGGGCGGCGGACATCCGTGCCGAAAGTTCCAACCGCCGGTTCCTTGTTCTGAAGGGCCTTATCGAGGCCGGCTTCAACCGCATCGGCGTCGGCGCCAACTTCATCCACGCGGACTGCGACCCGAGCAAAGCGGGCAACGTAACGTGGTTGTACTGAATTGCGTAACTTGGTTCCATGATTGATTTTATCACTGAGTTCTGGGCTGAGCTTTTGCTCGCCGCTCTGGCCTTTGCGAAAGTTGTCGTGAACCTCACTCCGACCGAGAGCGATAACCAAGTCTTTGGCTACATCGACCTCCTCATCACCGCTATCACCGGAGACCGCCGGAAGTAATGGCTAAGATTAGCAGTCCTAACGGGGAATACCCCGTCAAGCAAAACCCCGAAGGCGGGGATAAGGTCATTGGTACGGATGTCAGCAACGACAACGCCACCAAGAACTTTACTGTTCAGGGGATTGCTGACTTCGCCACCGACCCGAACAACGTAGACATCGTCAACTCTGTTACGGGCACTACCCCTGTTCAGGTTACGCCCGGCTCTGGAGACGTCAATGTCAGCCTTCAGGCTGTATACCCTCAGCCTCCGGGCACGGTTACGTATGCTGACGTTACGCTAGACCAGTACGGTCGTGTCATCAACTTCAGCCAGAACACACCTGTCGAGTCTGCCAGCGCACCCGACTCCGGTGGCGGTACCGCTACCCTTACCGGCGATATCACGTTCGTGTCTGGAACGAACACGATTATCACGGGCGACGCGACCAACAATACGATTACGATTGAGTCGACCCCGGCCGCTACTGGTCCCGGCGGTACGGTCACTCAAATCCTGACGGCTGGTGGCCTTACGGGAGGTCCTATCTCTACCACGGGCACTGTTTCCATGGAGGACCTTTCTGCGGCGCCCGTGAACCTCGTTCCCGGCACGTACGACAACGCTCAGGTTACCGTCGATGAATACGGCCGCGTAACGGCTGTGAGCGTAGGCAGCGGCCAGCCCGACCAAGGGCTTCAGTCTGTCTTGAACGTTGACGATACCGCACTCAACTCTCAGGTCATCTTGAACGGCGCGGCCTCTGGCTTCTCGGCTCCGGACGGCTCTCTGGGCGTACAGGACGCTAACGTCACGAATCTGGCTACGATTAATCGTGCTACGATTCAGGACTACATCAAGATTGAGCACGAGCTTCAGGACAGCGCGGGCAATACGGGCTCGCAGGGCGACATCCTCATCTCCGACCCGACGTACAACGGCGGTGCCGGCGGGGTCTTGTGGACGAACCAGCCGGTTCAGGCTGCTCGGATTTCCATCCTCGCTGCTGAACTGAGTACACTCAGCAATACCGTTGGCATTGAGATTGTGCCTGCCACGGTGGGCGGCGCCATCAGCGTCATCTCGGCTACGTTCGGTTACAGCTACAACTCTGCGGTATACACCTTCAGCAACGACCTTGCTTTGTTCTGTGGACTCCCCAGCCTGTCTGTCAACCCTCAGTATACGGTCCCTACATCCATCATCAATGGTTCTGGCAACAGGGCCGTCAATATGGACGCTGCGCCCGCCGGTCGACTCCTTACTAGCCAGCCGCTGGAGCTGTACACTACGGGTGGGGGCACCTCTACGGTAGGCGACGGCACCGTGATTATCGAGGTTGTATACAGGGTAGTAAGCATCTAATGCGCGACATCCGGAAACTTTGCGTCGGTCCGAACTACAAGGACTCGATGTGTTACGTGGTGGGGCAGCCAGTTCTTGGCGGGTCCCACCATGTGCATTTAATTAAATACGTAGACGGCAACTTCCTCATCTTCATTGAGCAGGACGACGTGGTGATTCTTTGGAAGGAGTTCACGTCTCCGATGCCGATTTCAATAGAGTACAATATCAACTTTTGAGGGCAGTAGAGCAATTCATCGTAAGGGGAGAGAGATACGCAAATACCAAAGGAGACCTCATCGTCAGTGCGAACGAGGAGGACCACCGATTTTCGAATCGGGAGGGCGAGGTAGTTGCGTTACCCTTGGGCTATGACGGCCCCATCGCCGTGGGCGATACTCTGCTTGTGCACCACAACGTGTTCAAGTACTACAACGATATGAAGGGTCGCCGACAAAGCGGTAGGAGCTTTCTCAAAGACGACCTCTTCCTCGTAGACTTCGACCAGTTCTATATGTGGCGTTCGGATGGGGACTGGCAGCCCCACGGCAGGTTTTGTTTTGTTAAGCCTGTACCCCCGATTGAGTCAACAATATTCAAGCCGTTGACGGAGGAGCCACTGATGGGTATAATGAGTTACCCAAATGATTATCTTATGGCGCAAGGAATCAAGTCTGGTGACACGGTCACCTTCAGACCCGAAAGCGAGTACGAGTTCATTATTGACGGGGAGAAGCTGTACCGAATGTTCGACCACCAAATCACATGCAAGATTCAAGGAAGCTAAAGGAACGCATCATCGCTGCCGGCCGCGTGGCCGTGGAGCAACTCATCAAGGTCGCTCAGGAGGATATCTTGAAGCCGGGTGAGGATGACGACTTGGCTGCCGACAGGCTAAAGAACGCGGCGGCTACCAAGAAGCTGGCCATCTTCGATGCCCTTGAAATCTTGAATCGCATCGACTCCGAAGAGGAGGAGTTGGAGCTGGCGTCGACCTCCACCAAGACAGAAACTAAGGTGGGGTTTGCAGAGCGACGTTCCAGATAAGCTATATACCGTTCGGTACGACTACGTATCGAAGGGTGTGGTATCCAACAAGAACCGCGCGAAGACGTGGATGTATGGATACAACGAGAAGTACGATATGGTCGTCATCTCGAAGACGGGCCAGATTGGCGACATCATCGAAGTCAACGGCCTCGTTATCGCGCTGCCTTTGGCGCCTAAAGACTTGCCGGCAGGAAAGAACAAGTGGGTCCGCGAGGACCTCCCCAAGGCGCTCTCTCGCATCCAGAGCATCTTCCAATGGAACGATATGCCCAAGGCGTTCAAGGCGCAGTGGGTGGACTATATCGAGGGCGAGTTCGACAGGAGGGAGGAGGGCCACTGGTTCGTCAACGGCGGCGTCCCGACGTACATCACGGGTGCCCACTACATGTACTTGCAGTGGACGAGCATCGATGTGGGGTACCCGGACTACCGCGAGGCCAATCGGATATTCTTTATCTTCTGGGAAGCGTGCAAGGCGGACCCCCGCAGCTTCGGTATGGTATACCTGAAGATTCGTCGTTCGGGCTTTTCGTTCATGGGGTCTTCGGAGTGCGTCAACACAGGAACTCTAGCCAAGGACTCACGAGTTGGGATACTCTCAAAGACAGGTGGTGACGCCAAAAAAATGTTCACCGACAAGGTTGTGCCTATCGCCAACCGCCTCCCTTTCTTCTTCAAACCGATACAGGACGGCATGGATAAGCCGAAAACGGAACTGGCGTTTCGTATACCTGCTTCGAAGATTACAAAGAAGAACATGTACGATGTGGAGGACGAAGAGATTTTCGGACTGGACACGACCATCGACTGGAAGAACACCGACGACAACTCCTACGACGGAGAGAAGCTCCTCCTCCTCGTCCACGACGAGAGCGGAAAGTGGGTCAAGCCCAACAACATCCTCAACAACTGGCGAGTTACCAAGACGTGCTTGCGGCTGGGTAGCAAGATTATCGGCAAGTGCCTTATGGGCTCGACTTCGAACGCGCTGGCGAAGGGAGGCTCAAATTTCAAGAAGCTATACGACGATTCCGACCCGCGTGTACGCAACGCCAACGGACAGACCAAGAGCGGCATGTACTCCCTCTTCATCCCGATGGAGTACAATATGGAAGGCTTCATCGACGAGTTCGGCCACCCGGTGTTCCACGCGCCGGAGAAGCCGGTGATGGGCGTCGACGGTGAGAAGATTCGTAGCGGGGCGGTAGACTATTGGGAGGCGGAGGTCGAGAGCATGAAGAACGACCCGGACGCCCTCAACGAGTTCTACCGGCAGTTTCCGCGTACTGAGTCGCATGCCTTCCGGGACGAAAGCAAGCAGAGTCTATTTAATCTGACCAAGATTTACCAGCAGATTGATTACGCCGACAGCCTTGTCAAAGAGCACTACCTCACGCGCGGTTCATTCCGATGGGAGAACGGCATTCGCGACAGCAAAGTCATCTTCAGTCCCGACAAGCGGGGCAGATTCAATGTGTCTTGGACGCCACCTAAGCACATGCAAAACCGTTGGATAGAAAAACGTGGCATCAAGCACCCCGGCAATGAACATATCGGCTCCTTTGGATGTGACTCCTATGACATTAGTGGCACTGTTGGTGGTGGTGGTTCTAATGGCGCTCTGCACGGAATGACCAAGTTCCACATGGACGACGCGCCGACCAACGAGTTCTTCCTTGAGTATGTCGCCCGCCCGCAGACGGCGGAGATTTTCTTCGAGGAGGTGCTTATGGCCTGCGTCTTCTATGGCATGCCCATTCTGATTGAGAACAACAAGCCGAGGCTGCTGTACCACTTCAAGAACCGTGGGTATCGCGGGTATTGCATGAACCGCCCCGACAAGCACTTCAATAAGTTGAGTAAGACCGAGCGCGAGCTCGGCGGCATCCCCAACAGTTCCGAGGACGTCAAGCAGGCCCACGCCGCCGCCATCGAGAGCTACATCGAAAAGCACGTGGGAGTCCTAGAGGACGGGGAGATTGGCAGTATGCCATTCGTGCGAACCCTTGAGGACTGGGCGCGGTTTGATATTAGCAACCGTACTGCATTCGACGCTACGATTAGCAGCGGACTGGCGGTTATGGCCAACCAAAAACACCTCTATCTGCCTGAGCAGAAGAAGAGTTCAATAAGCATTACCTTGCCGAGATATAACAATCGTGGTTATAGGAGCGAGCTGAATGAAGGACGTTAAGGTTAACATCTCTACTGCTGGTTTCCCAAGTCAGTTCGTTTCTGACGCGGAGAAGGCATCGGACGAGTACGGCCTTATGGTCGGACAAGCCATTCAATACGAGTGGTTCAAGAAGGACGGCAACCAGTGCCGCTTCTACAACCAGTGGCGCGACTTCAACCGCTTGCGCCTCTACGCTCGCGGAGAGCAAAGTATCGGCAAGTACAAAAACGAGCTCGCCATCGACGGCGACCTTTCGTATTTGAATTTGGACTGGACCCCGGTCCCTATCCTCCCTAAGTTCGTTGACATCGTCGTCAACGGTATGTCCGAGCGTGTCTTCAAGGTCAAGGCTTACGCTCAAGACGCTTTGTCGCAGAGCAAGCGCAGCAAGTATCAGGACATGATTGAGGGACAGATGGTCGCCAAGCCTGTCCTCGAGCTCATCCAGCAGAAGACGGGCGTAGACCCGTTCACCATGGACCCGGGCGACCTCCCGAACAACGACGAGGAGCTGAGCCTGTATATGCAGCTCAACTACAAGCCTGCCATCGAGATTGCTGAGGAGGAAGCCATCAACACCATCCTCGAGGAGAACCACTACTCGGACCTGCGCAAGCGCCTCGACTACGACCTTACGGTCTTGGGCATCAGCGTCGCCAAGCACGAGTTCTTGCCCGGCGCGGGCGTACAGCTTTCGTACGTCGACCCGGCGAATGTCGTATACAGCTATACGGAAGACCCTCAGTTCAAGGACTGCTTCTACTGGGGTGAGATTAAGACTCTGCCCATCACTGAGCTGATGAAGATTGACCCGAGCCTCACCAACGAGGACTTGGAGGAGATTAGCAAGTACAGCCAGAGTTGGTACGACTACTACAACGTGGCCCAGTTCTACGAGAACGATATGTTCTATCGTGACGTGGCTACGCTGATGTACTTCAACTACAAGACAACCAAGAAGATTGTCTACAAGAAGAAGAAGCTCGACGGCGACGGAGCCCGGATGATTGAAAAGGACGACCAGTTCAATCCGCCGGACGAGATGATGGAGGAGGGCAACTTCGAGAAGGTCGAGAAGACCATCGACGTCTGGTACGAGGGCATCATGGTTATGGGCACCAACATCCTGCTGAAGTGGGAGGTGGCCGAGAACATGGTCCGCCCAAAGTCGGCCAGCCAGCACGCGCTGCCCAACTATGTGGCTACGGCCCCCCGCATGTACAAGGGCGTCATCGAGTCTCTGGTCCGACGCATGGTTCCGTTCGCGGACCTCATCCAGATTACGCACCTCAAGCTCCAGCAGGTCATCGCACGTACGGTACCGGACGGGGTGTATATCGACGCTGACGGCCTCAACGAGGTCGACCTCGGCACAGGCAACGCCTACAACCCTGAGGACGCCCTGCGGCTATACTTCCAAACGGGTAGCGTCATCGGCCGGTCCTTCACTCAGGACGGAGAGTTCAACCACGGCAAGGTCCCCATTCAGGAGCTGGCTTCGAACAGTGGTGCTGCCAAGACGCAGATGCTGATTGGCAATATGAACCACTACCTGCAAATGATTCGCGACGTCACAGGTCTCAACGAGGCCCGCGACGGTAGCACTCCCGACCCGCACAGTCTGGTCGGCTTGCAGAAGCTGGCTGCGGCCAACAGCAATACGGCCACCCGCCACATTTTGGACGGCAGCCTGTACATGTTCCGGTCTTTGGCTGAGGCCCTGACGTATCGGGTCAGTGATATCCTTGAGTACGCTGACTTCAAGGAAGAGTTCGCCAACCAGATTGGTAAGTACAACGTCAGTATCCTCGGTGAGATTAGCGACCTGTACATCTACGACTTCGGCATCTTCATCGAGGTCAGCCCCGACGAGGAGCAGCGTGCGCAGCTCGAGGCCAATATCCAAATGGCTTTGAGCAAGGGCGACATCAACCTCGAGGACGCCATCGACATCCGAGAGATTAAGAACCTCAAGCTCGCCAACCAACTGCTCAAGGTCAAGCGTATCGCCAAGCAGGAGCGGGAGGAGCAGATGGCTATGCAGCAGCAGGCTATGCAGCAGCAGGCCAACCTACAGTCTCAGGAGATGGCTGCACAGACGGCCATGCAGAAGATTCAGGCCGAATCGCAGGGCAAGATGCAGGTCAAGCAGGCCGAGATTGCATTTGAGATTGAGAAGATGCAGGCCGAAGCGCAACTGAAGGCACAGCTTATGGAGCGCGAGTTTCAGTATCAGTTGCAACTGGCTGGCATCCAAGAGCAGGGCTTGCAGCAGCGCGAGGACAACCGCGAGAAGGCCAAGGCCAGCCGCATTAGTCAACAAAATACTGAGCAGAGCAAGCTTATCGACCAACGGAAGAATAACTTGCCGCCCATCAATTTCGAGTCGAATGAAGACAGCTTGGACGGCTTCGACTTGGCAGAATTTAGTCCGAGATAAATAATATAATTTTACAGCAATGGAAATCAAAGTCCGTGAGGTGAACGAGGTAGAATCCAAGTCCACCCAACAGGTGGAGCAGGAGCTCCTTGAGAAGCATGAGGCAGAGCAACAAGCTGACGAGCAGCCTGTTGCGGAGGAGCCCGTCGAAGAACCCGCTGGGCTCTCCGAGGACGACGTGCGCTTGTTTCTGAGCGAGCGTTACGGTCGGGAGATTGGCTCGTTGGACGAGCTGAACGAGGCGCGGGAGACTGCGCCGGAGCTGCCCGAGGACGTGGCGGCGTACTACAAGTACAAGCAAGAGACGGGCCGTGGGCTCGAAGACTTTATGAAGGTGAACCGCAACCTCGACGAGGCTGACGGCGATAGCCTACTGAAGGAATACCTCCTCATCACTGAAGACGGTCTCGATGCCGAGGACGTGGAGATGATGATGGACGATTATAAATACGATGCCGACCTCGATGACGAGGCCGATATCAAGAAGGCCAAGCTGGCCAAAAAGAAAGCGATTGCTAAGGCGAAGAAATACTTCGCGGAGCAGAAGGAGAAGTATCAGGCCCCTCTTGAGTCAAGGGGTGCCGGGTCTCTGGAAGACTCCGAGGAGTACCAAGCGTACAAGCAATACGTTGAGCAGGCGAAGACGTACCAAGAGGAACAGAAGCGCAGGAAAGAGTGGTTTGACGAGAAGACGAATGAGGTCTTCTCCGATGGATTCAAAGGTTTTGAGTTCAGTATCGACGACAAATCCTACGTGTACACTCCCGGTGACCGCACTGAATTGAAGAAGCTCCAACAGACTCCGGAGGCTTGGTTGAACAAGTATCTGGATGACAAGGGCCTCGTCAAGGACGCTGCGGGATACCATAAGTCTTTGGCTGTCGCCATGAATCCCGAGAAGTTTGCCCGGTTCTTTTACGAGCAGGGGCAGGCTAATGCCGTGGATGATGTCATGCGCAAGACGAAAAACATCAACATGTCTGAGCGCCCGGCACCACAGTCTACGACGAAGGGAGGATTGAAAATCCGCGCCGTCAATCAAGATTCGGGCCGAGGCTTGAAGATTAAGACGCGGCGCAGTTCCTAACTCTTAGAAAACAGAAAACATGGCAGGTTCATTGCAAGCCACACCCGGGTTCGATTTGCAACCCAGTGCAGAGCAGGTTGCTCTTAGCACGAACTACATCACCAACTTCGACTTCCTCAACCAGTATCTCCCCGATACTTACGAGAAGGAGTTCGAGCGTTACGGCAACCGGACCATCTCCGGCTTCCTCCGCATGGTTGGTGCCGAGATGCCGTCCAACTCTGACCTCATCAAGTGGGCAGAGCAGGGACGTCTCCACACGAAGTACACCAACTGCACCTCCGCAGCCGCCGCAGCTCAGGACACGGCTACGTGGACGGTGAACGACACCCTTGTCCCCGGTACTGGCGGTATCGCCATCCGCGTGGGTCAGACGGTGTTCATCACCGACAACACCGCTGCCAGTGGCCTCGTCAACAAGGCCATCGTGACGGCTGTCGACACCGCCGCTGGTACGTTCAACGTGGCTTACTACGAGGCTGGCGGCCAGACCGTGGCTGCCGGCGTTGCTTGTACCGTGATGATTTACGGTTCCGAGTTCAAGAAGGGCACCAACGGAATGACTGGCTCCCTCGAGGCTGACGATGTCATCTTCGACAACAGCCCCATCATCATCAAGGACAAGTACGCTGTCTCTGGTTCCGACATGGCTCAGATTGGCTGGGTTGAGGTGACGACCGAGAACGGTGCTACGGGATACCTGTGGTACCTGAAGTCTGAGCACGAGACCCGTCTCCGCTTCGACGACTACCTCGAGACCGCTATGATTGAGGCTGTCCCGGCTGAGGCTGCTAGTGGCGCTATCGCTGCTGGTGGTGACGTGGGCAACAAGGGTTCCGAGGGTATCTTCTACGCTGTCGAGAATCGCGGTAACGTGTGGTCCGGTGGTATCCCCTCCACCCTCGCCGACTTCGACTCCATCATCGGACGTCTGGACAAGCAGGGCGCCATCGAGGAGAACGTCCTCTTCGTGAATCGTGAGATGAGCTTCGATATCGACGACATGCTGGCTGCACAGAACAGCTACGGTGCCGGCGGTACGAGCTACGGTCTCTTCGACAACGACGAGCAGATGGCTCTCAACCTTGGCTTCACGGGCTTCCGCCGTGGTTACGACTTCTACAAGTCTGACTGGAAGTACCTGAACGACCCGACGATGCGTGGTGACCTCACCAACGGTGTCATCAACGGTCTGCTGGTTCCGGCTGGTAGCACCACGGTCTACGACCAAGTGCTCGGCAAGAACGCCAAGCGTCCGTTCCTCCACGTCCGCTACCGCGCTAGTGAGACCGAGGACCGTCGGTACAAGACGTGGATTACCGGTTCCGCCGGAGGCGCTATGAACAGCGACCTCGACGCGATGGAAGTCCACTTCCTCTCCGAGCGTGCTGTTTGCACCATGGGTGCCAACAACTTCTTCCTCTTCGAGGGATAATCTGAATCGGATATGGGGGCCACAAAGGGTGGTCCCCCTATCCACTTTTAATTACAATAGATATGAGTGTAGACAAGACCTACCGTCTGAAGCGCGACGTCGCGCCCCTAGCCTTTATGATTCCCGGCCGTGGCAGCCGGAACAAGCCGCTCCTGTACTGGGACGAAGAGAAGGGTGAGAACCGCGTTATGCGGTACGCCCGCAACCAGAAGAGTCCTTTCGAGGACGAGCAGGACGGCAACGCCATCGTTGAGCCCATCATCTTTGAGGACGGCCTCTTGCGCGTTCCCCGCACAAACCCTGTGCTCCAACACTTCTTGGACATCCACCCCATGAACGGCAACCGCTTTGAGGAAATCAACCTCGAGCGCGACGCCGAAGCTGAGGTGGAGCAGTTGAACCTTGAGGTCGACGCTCTCATCGAGTGCAAGGCTTTGACGCTGGACCAGCTTGAGTCTATGGCTCGCATTATGCTTGGCGTAGACCCAACCAAGTACACCACGGCTGAGCTTCGCCGCGATATGCTGGTGGCTGTGCGCCGCGACCCGGGCCAGTTCTTGGACTTGGTCAACGACCCCGACGTGAAGTTGCAGGGTCAGGTGCAGCGGTTCTTCGACGACGGTCACCTTTCCTTCCGCCGCAACAAGACTGAGATTTGGTACAACGGTCCGTCCAACAAAAAGAAGTTGGTGACGGTACCGCACGGCAAAGACTATCTCGCCGTTGCGATTTCCTATCTACTTAGCGACGAGGGCCTCGAGCACCTCCGAGCCCTCGAAGCTTTGACCTCAGAGTGACACCCCCTGACAAAACAAAAGGCCACCTCCGGGTGGCTTTTTTGTTTCCCGTTATCTTTAGAGGATGATTAACTCGGTCCGTCAAACCGTACTGTCGATTCTCAACAAGAACAACTACGGGTACATCTCCCCTTCGGACTTCAACCTGTTCGCCAAGCAGGCGCAGCTCGAAATCTTCAACGGATACTTCAAGGAGCTCAACCAAGTCATCAACGCCGAGAACGCCCGCATGTCCGGCACCGACTACGCGGATATGAACAAGGGCATCCGCGAAGCCATCGACGTCTTCTCCGTCAGCAGGAACTTGACTCAAGATGGCGTCAACACCAACACGTTTTTTGCGCCGAGCCAAACCACGACTGGCGACGACTACTACCTTCTGAACAAGGTGTTGTTGAATCTCGTCGAGGCCGAGCCCGTCCACCATAGCAAGATTACGCTTCTCAACAGCAGCCTGTTGACGGCGCCTTCGGCGCAGTACCCTGCGTACACCCTCGACACCGGCACTGGCGGCGCTCAGATTTTGACTCTGTACCCCGCTGAAAACTACGGCCCCCTCGACGTTACGTGCCAGTACATCCGCTATCCCCGAGACCCGCAGTGGACTTACGCTACGCTGGTCGGGGGCGAGCCCGTATTCAACCAGAGCGCCACGGACTACCAAGACTTCGAGCTACCCATCGAAGACGAGACCCGCCTCGTGTACCGCATCTTGCAGATGGCTGGCATGAGCATCCGCGAGGGTGACGTGTACCAATACGCTAACGCCGAGGAAGCCCAGAACTGATGCCATATCTAGCCAACGACTACGCGTATTACGAGAACAGCGGTGCAACGCCTGAGGATGCCAATTGGGGCAGCTATCAGTACGTTACGCTACAGGACATCGTAACCAACTACCAGCTCATGTACATGGGCAACCACTCCTTGGTCAACAACGAGGAGCGGTACAAGGTCTTGTTCCACGCCAAGCGTGCTATCCAAGAGCTCAACTACGACGCGTTCAAGGAGGTCAAGGTCCTCGAGCTCAACGTCTGCGACCAGCTCCGCTTCGTGCTGCCTCCCGACTACGTCAACTGGGTTCGCATCAGCCTGTACAAGGACGGTCTCCTCCGCCCGATGACGGAGAACATCCAGACCAACTTCAGCAACGCGTACCTGCAAGACAACGAGTGCCGCATCCTCTTCGACGAGAGCGGCAATATCCTGCGCCCGCAGAACTCGACCATCGATTTCGACCGGATTTCGGGAACCAAGAAGAGCATCTACCTCAACGACAACAGTGAGTTCGACGGTCAGCTCGGATACGAGTACGATGGGGATTGGTACTTCGACTACAACATCGGAGCTCGGTATGGACTGAATACCGAGACGGCCAACGCGAACCCGACGTTCAGTATCGACCGCAAGGGTGGCGTTATCAACTTCAGCAGTGGCATGGCCGACGAGCTGGTCATCCTTGAGTACGTCAGCGACGGCATGGAGGCCGGCGACAATACGGCCATTACGGTCAACAAGCTTTTCGAAGAGTACGTCTACGCGTACATCAACTACGCTATCCTCGACGCCAAGCTGGGCGTACAGGAGTACATCGTGAACCGCGCTCGGAAGAAGAAGAACGCCTTGTTGCGTAACGCCAAGATTCGCATCAGCAACATCCACCCGGGACGGTTGCTTATGAACCTACGCGGTCGCGGCAAGTGGATTAAGTAATGGCAAATCTGGTAAGGAACTTCATCAAGGGCCGGATGAACAAGAGCGTTGACGAGCGCCTTGTTCCCAACGGAGAGTATATCGACGCCCGCAACATCCGCATGGGTTCCACCGAGGACTCAGAGATTGGCGCCGTAGAGAACACCAAGGGCAACGAGCGCCTCACGACGCTGGTATACCCACCTACGGGCACGGCGTTGAGCGACCAAGCCACGTGCCTCGGTTCCTATGCTGACGGAGCCAACGAGACCATCTATTGGTTCGTCCACGACCCGGCGTTTACGGAGGGCGCTACTGGCAAGCTGGACCTCATCGTTTCGTTTGACGTCCGTAGTGAAATCCTCACGTATCACGTGGTGTCTATCGATGATGGTGGGGGCGCTAATACCACCCTAAACTTCGACCCTCAGTACTTGGTTACTGGCGTCGATTTGGTCGAGAGCCTCCTGTTCTTTACTGACGATACAAACCCACCACGCAGAATCAACACCCTCAAGGGTTACGCGCAGCCTACAGCATTCATTGACGAGGCCACCTTGTACGAGGACCTGTTGGTTTTGAAGAGGCCGCCAAGCAACTCTCCTCGCATTTTCTCGTTCAACAACGGTCAGCCGGGCCAGCCCGGGCCGGACAACTATCTCGAAGAGCGATTCATTTGTTTCGGGTATCGGTACCGATACGCAGACGGAGAGTACTCGGCTACCTCTCAGTTCAGTGCCCCGGCCTTCATCAGCAAGCCGTTCAGTTTTACCGACGAGGCTTTCCTCAACGAGGGCATGATTAATGCCATCAACGCCTGCGAAATCACGGTCAACACCGGCGGTCCCCTCGTAGTTGGTTACGACCTCTTGTTCAAGGAGATGGATGATAGTATCATCCGGGTCATTCAAAAAATTGACAAGTCTGACGACGGCATCGCGGACAACGCTGAGCAGACCTACACGTTTGACAAAAGCAAAATCTACACCATCCTTCCCGAGAGTGAGATTCTGCGTCTGTACGACAACGTACCTCGGCTGGCCAAGGCTCAAACCGTGCTTGGCAACAGGCTTGTCTACGGCAATTATTTGGAGGGGTATGACCTCCGCGATGACAACAACTCTCCGGTCAATATTGACTACACCGTAGAGCAAACCCAATCCGAAGTCTTCGCTCGCGATGCGGTAGCCATTTCCGTAGACAGCTCTTATACGTACACGTTCCCCACTCCGAACCAAACTCCGGAGATGGTGGTGACGCTCACGTTTGACAACCCGCCATTGATTCAGGGTGACGTCATTTCGTTTCAGCTTCTCGCAAGGCACAATGGATACATCCCTACCGCAGGGGCACCTACGGCGCAGTACCCTCAGTCAAACCTGACTTTCTCTCACGTCCTAGACTCTAATTACGCCAGCCTTTCTGACTTGGTTCAAAGCCCTGCATTCCAGTCTCGCGTGGGTACATCGGCGAATATCGAAACCACCCCCGCCGACTTTGCTGGGTCCGACCTGACTGTTTGGACTAACGCGTGGAACGCTACGTTTCCGCTAGAGCGCACGGGCGGGACGGTTAGCCCGGCCGACTTGACGGCAACGGGTGTAGACGTGGGCGCGGAGCCCATCAAAATCGTGTCGTTTTCGGACACCGAAATTGTTCTGGCTTTCCCTGTGGCGTCATACGTCGGCGGCGCCAATACTTGGTACAACATGCTGCGTGTCTTTGCGCTAAGCGCCACGTATGCCAGCAACTCTCCGTCCAATAGCCTGCATAGCAACCGTGGGTATCAGGTGGGCATCGTGTATATGGACGAGTACGGGCGCTCCAGTACGGTTCTAACAAGTCCGGACAACGAGATTGACATCCCGTGTCTCGACTCTGTTTTTGCGAATGGCATCCGTTGCACCATCCCAAACAGTCAGCGCCCTCCATCTTGGGCTGATAGGTACAAGTTCGTCATCAAACAAGACGAGGCGGGATACGAGTCGATATACTCCAATCTTTTCTTTGATTTCCAAGGCGACGTCTACTTCCTCTTGGAGGGAGAGAACGCGGCTAAGGTTCAAGAGGGGGATAGGTATATCGTAAAAAGCGACCGTGCCGGAGCCATGCAGTCGTGCAAGTACGCTACGGTTTTGAGCAAGCAGAGCCTTGCGGTGGATGAACTCGGGGGCGAGGGTTCTGACCTGCCATCCGTTGCGGGTACATATATGCAGGTCAAAAAGACCTTTGACATTACTGACTGTACCGACTGCGTATTCAATTTCTCAGAGCTTTCCGCCAGCTCCACCATCGACCCGCAGACATACCAACAAGAGGGGGAGTACCCAACTCTGCTTTACGCTCCGTCAAACCCGTCGCTTGCCTCAATAGGGACCATCACGGCAGGCACGACGATAGAGATGAACCTGAGCTTCACCCGTCCCGGCGGTGCTGGTGGTGGCGGAGCTTGCGAAACTCGAACCATCGAAGAGACATTCAACTTCACTGCGACGTCGAACTACGACAACATCGCGGAGTGGTTCTATGGTCAGCAGGGCGTTATCAGTGCTATTGAAGGACTGTCTGTTCCGTCTGGCAACCCCAACCAACCAGAAGTTACCATTGAGGTCCTACCCCTGTATACTGGTGAGCCATTAGATAGTAGCGATGATTTGCCGGTAGACGAGTTCGTCAACAAGTTCGGATTTGGAAACTATAACGGAAACATTTTCGTTAGGGCCTCGGGCACAAAGGAGTGCAACTCCCTGCTGGACTACGCCCAGTTTACTGGCCTTGGGACGTACCTAGGTGTCAATATAACAGAGGCTGTATTTGGAGACTTGACCTCGGCCGGCCGTACTGCCAAGGTGACCTTCAGCATGAAGGTCGTTAAGTTCAACAACGCTGGGGTCACCTTCGAGACTTTGCCGCAGCCCACGTTGCCCGACGTGTGGTACGAGTCGAGTCAGTCCTTTGCCATCACCAATGGCTTCCATGAAGGAAACGTACAGAACCAAGCCGTGGGCCAGCCGGCAATTATTGACACGGCGTTCTTCAATTGCATTAGCTACGGAAATGGCATCGAGAGCTACAAGATTCGTGACTCCGTAACGGGTAAGCCCATCTTGCTTGGCAACCGTGTCACTACGGTCAGTGCTCAGGACTACAAGGAGGTTCGTCGCTTCGCGGACCTGACCTACAGCGGCGTATACAACGACGAGACGAACGTAAACAAGCTCAACGAGTTCAACCTTGGGCTGCTCAACTTCAAGCCACTAGAAGACAGCTATGGCCCTGTAGAGAAGCTGTTCGCTAGGCGTACCGATATCCTCACGTTGCAGGAGGACAAGATTAGCTACGTCTTGGCGGGCAAGAACCTGCTCACCGACTCCACTGGCGAAAGCGTGGTTTCGTCTGTGCCTGAGGTGTTGGGCACGCAGGTGGCAAGGACTGAGGACTACGGCATCAGCAACAACCCCGAGAGCTTTGCGGAGTGGGGGCCACACAAGTTCTTCACCGACGCCAAGCGGGGGGCCGTCATCCACCTGTTCGGCGATGGCACGAACGAGCGGCTCGAGGTCATCAGCGAGAGCGGTATGCGGAGCTGGTTCCGCGATATGTTCATCGAGGACTTCAACACGCAGAAGATTGGTGGATACGACCCGTACATGGACGAATACGTGCTCGCCAATAACGAGACCCAACTTCCCGAAGAGGAGGAGTGCCTTGGCTGCGGCCCCATGCAAACCTTTTCGCTTTCTTCTCCGGGAATCAACTACTGCGTTGACGTAGGCAACTCGGTGGGTGCTGTTTCGGTAGAGTATGAAGTCACACAAGCCTCCAACGGTGAGACGGCCAATCTATCTCTGACCTACAACAACGTTTCCCTTCCAGTCGGAAACATCGGTGATGGCGACTCCGGCACGTTTATCGTGCCCAAAGGAGTTGTTAGCGCCGGGGAGGTTGGTGTCAACCTGCTTTTCTCTGGAACCGAAGAGTTTTTGGTGAACGTCACCGTCAACTGTGTTGATGCTGATGACATTACCATTCGCCTTATAACGCTAACCAACAACAGCGACGCAGGCAGGAAGATTCATAACGAGTATCAGTGGGAAGACACTGACTATGTCTCTCCTGTCCACAGCTCGGAAGTCAAGTTCCTTAACGGCGACCAGCAACGGGTGGTATCGCAGTACGACGAGGTTGAAGGCCCGCAGGGTGGCGCCCTTATCCCTACAGACACGTCTACGGTTACGATGTTGTACAACCGCTTTGGGTCTGACAACTACATCCTGAAGGCCAGCGACAGGTTCAGGTACCTGCGAACCAATACTGACTACGCGAATACGCCTGCCGGTATCGCTCAGCTCCTCGCGGACATCGAAGCCACGGGGCCGCCACCGAACATCATCACTCCCGCCGGTGGGCCTACGATATACACCGGACAGTTCGATATGGACGGGACGTATACGGGCACGGGAGAGTACCTCTACTTGGTTTGGGACTACTCGAATATTGAGCCCACGGCCCTCTGCTATGATGCCACGCGTGCGGAGGAAGCGTGCTGCGGGTGTACGTGCGACCCCGCCAACTGCCAAGAGTACACGATTTTCAACAACAACAATCCAGATGCCACGGTGGAGTACACGGAGTGTGGGGGCTCTACTGCTTACTACACCCTCGCGGGGAAAGAAACGGTTACGATTTGTTCTGACTCGTACCCCACGGTGATTGACGGGGATGCCGCCTACGTAAACATTACCCTAACCGATTGCGACTGCTGATATGGGTGTTATCTCTGACTACTATCTGAACGGAGCCACGCTGGCCTCTTCGACCCACGTTTACACCGACGCGACTTTAACCACTCCCGCTCCGGCGGGGTGGTATGCTGCTGACGGCGTGTACCGTCAGGTTACCGGCTCCTCCGGACAGCTTGTTGCCGGCGTCTCCTCATGCCCGAGCTGCATTGACAAATGCCCTAAAACCATAACGGGCTCCCTGTCTGGTTCGGGCCTTTACTCTCTCAATGTCTCGCTGACCGTGGGTACTGGGGCCGTATTCGTGTACTTGACTCCCGGAGCCACGCCTCACGGCATCCGCGCCACCTTGGGCACCACCGTATACAACGCCGTTAGTGCTACTGCCGATGGGTACCACGCCTCTACCGCTTCGGGCAATGCCACTTACTTGGGCAATGACGCCGACGCGTGCTCTGTCGGATTCCTTGCGGGGGCTCCATACGCGGCCGTTACGGACTACAACTTCTACGACGGTAGCTTCTATGACACCGGCAACACCGCCAACGTCTTCGTTGCTCCCGGCGATATCAGCTTCAGCTCTGGCGTAGCTCCGGGGCTGTGCCTTATGGTGATACCGAAAACGACCTCCCCGGCCGCTACGCTCCTTGTCGAGATTGCGTCTCCAGCGTCGTGTATCGGTACGGCTGCCTCCCTTCAAGTCCAGTGTGCGACGAAGCTGTCTGGCTTTGGTGGCACGCCCGTCGGTGGCGCTTGCGGCGACCCGTTTGCCAATACCTACTACAACGCCCCCGTAAATGGCTCCGCCGGCAACCCGGGTCTGTACGACTGGGTGTTCAGCGATGCCAACGGAGCAACAACGCTCGACGACGGCACGTACATCTTCGATGTGGGAGCTACCGGAACGCCGTATACCATTGCCAATGGCGTAGTAACTTCTATTGGAACAGCCTGTCCATAATGCCTACCTACACCCTTACATACAGTCCCCCGGCCGAGGGTTGGCCTTCGTTCTACTCGTACTACCCGGAGTGGATTCAGGGCATGAACCAGTACCTGTATACGTTCAGTGGCGGCAACCTGTGGCGTCACAACACCAACGAGGAGCGTAATACGTTCTACGGCACCTACGACCCGGACCTCGACTCCAGCCGCATCGAGAGCGTATTCAACGACGAGCCTATCGTCAATAAGGTTTTCAAGACCCTGTCCATCGAAGGCAACCGCCCTTGGGCCGCTACGTTCGTTTCGGACCAGCAAGACGGAAGGTTCATCGACGCCTCATACTTCGAGGAGAAGGAAGGCGACTTCTTCGCTTTCGTACGCACCGAGAACAACAACCCGGCCAACCCCGACGAATACGCCCTGCGGTCCTTGAGCGGTATCGCGGTCAGCCTCAACGTGGTTGGCGGCGTGGTGACGTTCCCTATGACGGTAAACATCGGAAGCATCCTCAGTGTTGGCGACTACCTGTACTACGCCCTGCCTCCCAGCTACGACACGATTACGTTCGCCGGCGTGGTGACGTCTATCGCGGTCGACAAACCCAACAACATCAACTCAATCATCCACGACAGCAGCGGCACTCCTCCCGCCGTAATCGACCCCCTTTGGCTTGGCATCAAAAACCAAGTGGCTGAGTCCAATGGGCTGCTTGGGCACTACGGTGTCTTCACCCTGACCAATACCGACACTACGGCGGTGGAGATGTTCGTGGCCAAGAGCGAGGTCATGAAGTCGTATCCGGGGTAAATCGTACTTTTATAGTTGATGGAAGAGATTCTGCACAACATCCACACCCAGCGGGGTCTGCTTTGGGAATCCATTGAGGATTTGCACAAAGCCATCACGGGTGTCGAAGGTTGTGTGGAGCACCATACCGACGCCATGCAAGCGGTGTGTCCAGTTACCCATCACCTTGAGAACGGCCTGTATACGCGTGAGATTTTCATGCCTGCCGGTCAGCTCGTCATCAGCTTCATCCACAAGCAGAACCACCCTTCGTTCTTTATGGAGGGCGATATGTCTTTGCTGATGGATACGGGCGAGGTCAAGCGCGTCAAGGCGCCTATGACGGTACATACCGAGGTGGGTACTCAGCGCGTGGCATACATCCACGAGGACACGCGGTGGGTGTGCGTATACCGCACCGATGCGGAGACGGTGGAGGAGGCCGAGAAAGAGGTGTACACCATGGACTTCCGTGAGCTTCCGGAGGCCGTAATCCAAAAGAAACTATGTCAGGTTTAATTGCAGCTATCGCCACTGGCACTGCCGCAGTAGCGGGGTCTATCTCCTCGTTCAGTCAGGCGGCAAAGCAGAAGAAGAAAATGACCGCCGCCGAAGAGGAGGCCCGCAAGGCTATGGCTGAGGCCCGCAAGCGCCTTGAGGTAAACGTTATGGAGGGGCTGTCCATCCAGAAGGAGCCGTATGAGCTGGCCCGTGAGGCAGCTTTGGTTGCAGGCACGCAGGCTTTGCAAGCTGGTGTTGAGGGTGAGGAACGCGGGGCAGCGGCTACGGCAGGTCGCGTCGCTATGGCCCAAGCGGCGGAGCAAGCCCGCATCCGTTCAGCTATGGGGCAGGAGCTCAGTGCTATCGAGAAAGCTGTAATTGCTGAAGAGGGTCGCCTCGCCGATATCGGCATGGGCATTAGCCTTGAGGAGGCGGCTGGCGCTCAGCAGGCTGCGGCTGACGCGGAGAAGATGCGGGCACAGGCCATCCAACAAGGTTTCCAAGGTCTGGTGCAGGCGGGTTCAGCCATTGCTAGTGCCGCCCCGCTGTATAGCGGAAAGACAGCGCCGACAGGAGCGCCGGATGTTCTTACACCTAAGCAGGCGACCGGAGTTCAAAGTTCGGTCGTACCACTAGAGCAAAGAGGGTTGATGACAGGGCCACCGGTCATTACGCAGAGCGGACAGTTGGCTCCGCCTCGGTCTATGTCTGTGCTTCAAGCATCGCCTTTCGCTCCACAGGCATCCCCCACCTTGCAGCAGCCCATGGATTACAGTCAGCTCAATCCATACGCCCAGATTTTTAGTCCCTTCGGCGGCACACTTCCCACGCCATGACCTATTACAAGTATGTAGAGCGCGACGCCACGTCGCAGGTCAACTGGGCTGACGTCAGCAAGAAGTTCTCCGATGAGATTGAACGGATTGGCGGCGAGCGCGATAAGAAGCGGGCGGAGATAGACAAGGCCACCGATGAGTTGGTGACCAAGATTAATGAGGCCCCACTCGGGCAGCATAAGAACGCCAACCTCTTTACCTCGCAGCTCGTAGACCAAGCCACGGAGGACACCCTGCGTATGAACAGGCTCCTCAAGTCCGGCGATATCAAGCCGTCGGAGTACATGAACTATATCGAAAACCAGAAGTCCAGCGTGACTGGCATCTACGATATGGTCAAGGGGTATCAGGACGTGTACACCGATAAGATGACCCGGTTGCAGAACGGCGATTCTTTGAGCATGGAAGCTGACGGCATGGCTGTCGTAGAGGGCTTTGGCAACTTCGCCAACATCACCCCCGTAATGGATATGTACGGCAACGTCACCATGTACAACAACAGTACTGGCGATACGATGAGTGCTGCACAGATGAACGCCATCACCAAGCAGTACTTCAACGCCTACGACCTAGACGGGGACCTGACCGCAAAGGCGGGACAGCTAGGGGAGTATACCAAGTCCATTATGGAGGACGGCGTCAAGACCCGCGAGGACGTGACCGCCTCTCCGGCATACCAAAAGGTGAAGAACGACCTCATCGCCGCCACGCTGGAGGGCAACCTCGCTGTGAGTACCGTGCTGGACAGGAAGCTCCCGGGATACAGCACGTCATATTCTGCTAAGACCGCCGGGGCCAACGACATCCTCATGATTGACGACCCGCGACAGCCGGGCAGCGGAGCGCAGATTCCTCTGGTCGAGGTGGTCGAGCAGGTGGAGCGCATGACCGAGGACCAGCGCCGAGAGATTTTCCCTGAAGGCGCCGACGTAAGTGGCTTGATTAAGATTGCCAAAGACCAACGGGAGGCGGCACGCAACTGGGCTGAGGCGGACCTCACCAGCCGGTTCAATATGATTGAGACGGCCATGCCCCAGCAGAGGGAGACGGAGACCCAGCGCAAGACGCGCCTCGGTGCCGAGCGCACCGTCGATGTGGTCACCAATATCCGCAAGCTGCACTCCTTGAAACCGGATGAGTCGCAGGAGGACGTCGACGCTGCCACGAGCTATGTCCAACAGCTCAACCCCAACGTCCGCAAGATTGAGTTGGGTGACGAAGAGATTGTCATCCGCATGAAAGACGGAGACTTGATTCCCATCACCAAGGGCGACCAAGCCGACTTGTTCGTGGAGTCCATCATCAACGCGGTGTACAAAGACAAGGCCGTCAACCTCCCCGACGCACTAAAGAAGGCGGGCGTATATGACGAGGGTCTGACCCGCCATACCCTTGGCTCTGTCGCGGGCATCGACGAAACCCTTGACTTCGATGAGGTGAAGGAGGACCTTGTCATCAAAGACCCCGAGACTGGAGAGACTGGTTCTGGTTCGCCCAAGTCTTTGTTCATTGCCACTACCACGTCCGACGAGGAGGCCGAGAGCATCGCCCCAAAGCAAACGACGGTGATGCAGCAGATGGGCATCGAGGACGCCGAGGTAGGGTACGAAGAGATGAGCACGAGTTTCCTTGGGTTTGGAGCCAGCAATGCCCTTCGGCTGAACGTCCCGTCGATGTTCCCGCAGGCCGTCCTGATTTCTGAGGAGGCAGACCTGCAACAAGTGTTGCTCAACTTGAACCAACTCATCAGCGACAACCGTGGTTCGCGCCTCACCGAGGAGCAACTCAAGGCGGTCATCCCGTCCTACGACGCTTTCAATAATGAAGAGCAGCGAGCCCGCTTTGGTATCGAGCCCAACGTAATGGAGGAGGAGAAGATGACGTGGACCCAGTGGTCGTCGAAAAACCCCGGCGGAACAGCAGCAGAATACCGAGCGTATTTTAGTGGACAATGAACGAGACGGAAGAGCTGATGGCACTGGTCCCCGAGGGGATGTTCGCCAATGCAAGTGAGTTGCAATCTTTCATCGACCAGCAGGGTATGCGGGGCGTCTACGACCTGATTCCCTCTGGCATGTTCGCTGACGTCACCGAGCTAGAGGAGGCGTTTGGCTCAAAAAAAAAAGAACCTTCACCCTCGGAGGTTATGCCGTCACTATCTCCCGAAGAGGTGGCGGCAGGCGTGCAAGAGGCGGTTGGTGCCGTTCCCTTTGGCGCCGAGCCCAATCCGTTTGCTCCTGACGACCCGTACGGATACACGCAAGACGCCCCCATCCAGACGCGGGTGGAGGCGGTCCGTGAGGTAGACACCGACTTCAAGCCCATCGCCGATACTGAGTCTACGCGCGTAGACATCAAAGGTCCCGGAGAGAAGATTGAAGAGCCCGAGCCAGAGCAGGACCAGTTCTTCGAGATGTCGATGGCGGCGGTTACGCCCGACCTCATCGATGCCCCCGACGATAGGGATACGGCCAAGGAATTGAACTATCAGTTCGGGCGCTATGGCTTTGAGTTTACCACTACGCCCCTCGACTTCCACGACCAAGTCACGGTAAAGGCGGCCAACGGGAATGAGATTACGGTCAACCTCGACCCGGTGCTGGATATTGGAAAAGAGGAAGAGACCGAAAAGCTCCGCGATTTCCTGCGCAAAAACAAGATGCAGAGCGAGGCCCTGACTCGCGCCGAGGAGGGCTACAAGGAAGCTCGCATGCAGTTCGGTACGCGGGAGCAGATTGACCAAGAGGTTACGCGCATCAATACCGCAGAAAACGACTTCCGCAATCTGGTCAACTCCTACGCCGCTCGCAAGGATGCCATCGAGCAGAAGCACGCGGGGCTACTGAAGTACACTCAGGAGTACCTCGACGCCAACCCCAATGAGTTTGAGGCGTACAAGGCCGCGTTCAAGATGTACCAAGACGATATGGCCACCCTCGAGGAGGACCGTATCAAGCTTATGGGCATGGGCGACGACCTCGAGTATCAAGTGGAGGAGCTCAACCGCGCCGCTGGCGAGTTCGTCAAGCTCAAGGCAGAGCAGTCTACCGTCCTTGGATTTAGCCGTGAAGCCTTGTCTCGTGGTACGGCTGGCATGTTTGGAGAGCCGGTCAGTCAACTCATTGACATCGTGTCTCAAGTCATGCCGCTCGGCTCCGGCCGTGGGTATGAGCAGAAGTTCATCGACATCGCTCAGGGCATGGGGCTTGTTGGAATCCCCGAGGCTTTGACTACGGAGGCGCCGGAGGGGTCCCGTCCCGGTGACGAAGCGTATACACAGTGGCTTAGTACCTATCGCAAAACGTACGACGATTGGTACGACAGCCTGCCCAAGCAACTTATTGATGAGGTCCGCGATGAGATGCGCGACCAGATGGCGAAGGGCCTGAAGTACAACCCGGAGATGGGGGGCATGGTAGACGCCGCCTACGAGGGCGTATACCGTACCCTCGGCGACCGCAAGTTCAACGAGGAGGCGTACGCCAAAGCGCAAGAAAGCTTCTTGGGTCGTACCGCCCTGTCTTTGCTGGAGTCGGTGCCCGCGTTCATTGGGCGCCCCGGGGGGAGTGCGGCCGTGAAAGCTGCGTCTCGCTTTGCGCGGATGGAGAATCAGGTTGCAGGACAGGTGGACCGAGAGTTCCGTGCCGACCCTGAGCTGGCCAAGGTGAGCGAAGAAGAGAAGCTTGTTCTCAAGAAGGGTATCGGCATTGTCGTTGGTGCATTGGAGCAGTTTGGTTTCCGTAACGCATTGGGCCGCAGTGGTGTTGTCAATAGCATCTTGATGCGCGCCATCAACAAGGCTCCGGTAGGCGTCAAGGGTAAGGCTTTCCGCGACCTTGTACAGCAGGAGATTAAGAGTGCGGCCGCTCGTGGCTTAATCGCTACGGGTACGGCAGCTTTGGGTGAGGCTGAGACGGAGTTCGTACAGACCTATGCTGAGGTCGGAGCCAAAGACATCTACAACGCCATGAAGGGCAAGGAGATGTTCAAGGAGGCCGACACGTTTTCCAAGGAGACGTTCTTCCAAGCCATGGAAGCTGCGGCCAGTGGAGCTATCGGAGGTGCGGTCTTGGGCGTACCCGGAAGTATTGCGGCTGCCTCTACGACCTACGACTTCACCAAGCTCGACGATGCCACGATGGCTACGTTCGAGTTCTTGGCCAACCCCGGCAACCGTGGTGCGAGCAAGCAGATGTTCGTCACCGACCTGAAGAACAAGGTCAACCGTGGTGAGCTGACCGGACAGCAGGCCAAAGAAGCTGAGGCCAACTACGAGAAGGTGGTGCAGGCATACGACGGTATGCGCGAGGTGGAGGGTATGACCATGGAGGAGAAGAAGCAGGTGCTGGGACTGGAGGTCCGGCGCCAAGAGCTGCTCCGCCGCAAGGAGGCTACGGCAGCTCCGTTCCAAGGCCGTATAGACAGAGAGATTTCAGACCTAAACCTAAAGATTCAAGATGCCCTTCAAGAGCGAGAAGCAGCGCCGGTGGATGTGGGCGAACGAGCCCGAGCTGGCGAGAGAGTGGACGAAGAAGTACGGGAAGAAGAAGCCGTCGTTACTCCGGAAGCGGAAGAAGAAGTAATCCCCGAGGCCGCCGCAGCCACAAACCAAGACCGCAGGGCGTATGACGGTGGAACCCTCGAGGCCCCGCGTCTGGAGCAACTGCTCAGTGGCGTAGCCGATAAGCTACGTGCCAAGGGGCGTATGACCGCGTTCCAGTCCCGGCTCCTGACCGAGAATCGGGAGCGGGTGGACACGCTGGTCGAGCTCAAAGACAGGGCCGAGGCCGAGGCGTTGCGCGAAGAGGCCGCGTTGGACGAGACGGTAGAGACGCTGGCTCCGAACGTAGAGTCACGCCGTGTCACTACAGTGGACCTGAACCCCATCCAAGAGCGGGTGGTATCGCGGGCGCAAGCTGCGGCGAAAGCGGTGTCTCAGGTCGCACCGAACGTCAAGTTCGTACTGCACGAAACGACGGCTCAGTACAATCGCGCTACTGGATTTACGGGCGGTGGCGTATTCACCGACGGAACCGTACACATCAACCTCGAGCGTGCCGACAACCGTACCGTAGCTCACGAGACGCTGCACGCGATTATGCTCAGCGCCGACGGTATGACCCTCCCCGTGGCGCAGCAGGTGACCAAGCGTATGGCCACCTCGTTGAGCAAGTCCTTGGACAAGGGCACCGAGCTGAAGAAGCGGCTCGATAAGTTCATTGCCCGGTACGACGAAAACGTCCGCGACGAAGAGAAGGTAGCCGAGCTGTTCGGGTATATGGCTGACGGATATGCCAACCTCGAGGCCCCACAGAAGAGCCTCATCCGCAGGTACGTAGAGAGGATTGCCGAGACCTTTGGCGTCAAACTCCCTTCGGGCTGGGGTCAGCAGGACCAAGACGTCATCGACTTCCTCAACACCGTGTCACGCAAGGTCGCTGCCGGCGAGGTCATCACCGAGGAGGAGGTGGCCGTCACTCGTGCAACGAGGGAGGAGCAACGCGCCAAGACGGACGAGAACCTCCGCGCTGCCGAGCAGCGGGTGGCTGACTTCTCCGACGAGCAGCTTCAGGCCATGGCTGACGAGGGGGTTATCTTCCACTTTGGCCCGGTTGACATTACGAGGGTCATACCGGAGAAGCTCAAGCGATTTGGTTTGGGTTATGGATTCTACTTCACCGACTACGCCCTCGAGGACTCTGTCTTCAGGAGTCTGGGAGAAAGGGTGACGATGGCCGACTCCAACGAGTTGAACCTGCTCGATGGGGATACAGCGATTACTGAGGAGCAAGCCAAGGCCCTGCGTAGTGCAGCCAAGACCGAGTTGCAGGAGGCTGAGGAGTACGGAGACGACCTTGGTTTTGAGGAGAGCCAAGTGCTAATGTCCATCGCAGAGACGAGGGCAGGGGAGCAGTGGTATGCGTACTTCACCTCCAGCTTGGACGACAACAGAAAGGTTGAGTCCGAACTGACCGACGAGCAAAAGGCAACTGCCGCTCGATTGGTACAGGAGATGCTGGGCTTCGACGGAGTGACCTATGGTAGTGACCAAAGGAACACCGGCGTCATCACTTCCGCTTGGAACTTCAACAAGCTCAACCGCGCCATCATTCCGCCGACCCGCGCCGCAGAGCAGCGGGTGGACATCAAGACCGATGGAACAAGCATTGACATTGAAGGCAATGAGCCAGTCAAGGCTGGGCAGATTAGCCCCACGGTAAGAATTGATGCCACTGAAAAGAGGGACGCATCCCTTGAGGACGACTTCCGTCTTGACGATATCGACGGGACCATCACGTCTCGCGCCTCTGCTGCCGTAGGTACCGCTAGGCGACTGGCGTCAGGCAAAGTCGTGTATACCAAAGATGGCGTCAAGTACACCATCGAGCTGCCGTATGAGAACAAGAGACTGCTATCGCTCCTGAATCGCAGGAGCAATGCCGTTGCTGCCGTAAAGGGAAGCACCGATAAAGCCAAAGCGAAGAGGGCGAAGCTGCTGGAGCGCGTCAAGGAGACCACCAACGAAATCCTTTCCGATGCGGTGGAGGTGATGACGCAGAACATCCTCGCCGTCTACGACACGCTGACCCCAGAGTTTGTGGCGGCGTCGAAGGAGTGGTACGTAGGGGCCAACAGGGTAGCGAACCGCATGGCGGAAATCTATGGCGTTACTGTAGAGGAAGCCGCCGGAGTTCTTGCTGCCCTTAGCCCGCAGAACGATTGGTTTAACAACATCGCTGTTGCTGAGCGCACGTTCGAGGTTTTGGAAAACCACTCAGACACGCCGTTCTCGGAAGAGATATTCAGGAAGGCATACGAAGCCAACACGCAGCGCGGCAAGCCGAGCAAGTGGGCGCTACTTCTGGCGGAGACGTTCGAGCAGTATGGCGGCATGACGCTCAACGAGATGGAGGCTCAAGGGGTACCGGTAACTGTGCAGACCAACCTCTTGCGTGCCATAGACCAAGCTATGTATCCCGGCAATGTGCTGATGACTACGCCCGATGGCGACTTCATTGGTTTCGATAGCACCCCGATACGTTGGAGCTCTCCGGTAGAGATAGCCAAGGCTATGGACATGTACCGCAACCCCTCGATAGAAAATATCCGAGAGCAATTGGGCGGGGGAAACAAGGTCCGGAACTTCTACAACAATATCGTAGACCCCAACTCTACCAGTCCATATGTCACCGCCGATACCCACGCTGCTTCGGTGGCGCTGGGCATCCCTATGTCCGCCAATGATGCCGGCGGCTTTGGTGTGTTCAAGGGTGGGCGCGGTATAGAGTATGCGCTCATCAAAGAGGCGTACATCAACGCAGCAGAGATAGCTGGAATACTGCCACGCGAGATGCAATCCATTACTTGGGAGGCACAGCGCACGGGCATCAACAACAAGAACCGTACTGCATCTGAAATCAAAGCCAATGTTGAACTGCTCAAGCGGTTGCTCAACGACGAAACACTAACGCCATATGAAAGGACAAGACGAATCATCGCCGAGAACCCAAGCGAAAACCCCGGGTGGGCAACAAGCAGAGGAATTGAAGCGCAACTATCTGACTTACTCGAAGGCATTGAAGCTCAAGCCGAATCAAGAGGACGCGAAGTTCTTTCTCTACGGAGAGGCGCCGGAAGAGACGTGGGAGACGCCGCTGCCCGAGTGGGTGAACCGGCTGCCGAAGAAGGCGCCCGTGAGCAGGCGCGTGCGCGAGCTGCTGAGCAACGCGTAGCCGACGTAGTAGAGCGGTACAAGTTCCGTCCGGACGGAAGCTTGATTGGGGACAGCCGCCTTGCGGCGGAGCTGGGCCGGAACCTTGAACGCTATGGCTTTGGTGTAGAGCAGTTCGGGGACCGCATGAACCGGTTCTTCATCGTCGATGCTGACGGACGACGCGTAGACCCGAAGAAGCTGGTTGCCGAAGACCGTGCCGACGAGCGCGAAGAGATGCAAATGCGGGCCGAAGAGCGAGCCGCACAAGAGGCGCGCGAGCTGGCCGAGCGGGAGCAGGAGCTGTTCGAAACCGAAGAGGCACCGTTCCTTGAGACCATCTTCCCCGAGTCAGACCTGCCCGCTAGGGAACAGAAGGACGACCTCGATAAGTCGGGCCCCACAGAACTCGACCGACTGGTGGCATACGCCAAGGAGCGCGGATACTCCAACGCCGCTATCCTCCTCGCCCGACCCGAAGCGCAGGACGCAATCGATGCCTACGAGGAATCCGAGAAGCGGATGCTCAAGGAACTCAACGGGGTCATCAAGATGGCGCAAGCCCGAACTGATTTCACTCCCAAGCGTGTCCTAGAAAGTGCATTAATATATCTGCAAGGCTCCAAGTTCTACGCTGACGCTACCGACTTAGGCCGAGAGCTTATGGTGCGTGGCCTCAGGGAGAAGCTCGGCGTGAGGGAGAAGCGTGCCCCATCAGCCAAGCGGATTGTCTCGGGACCGGTAGAGCGGGTGACGCTGACCGTAAGGGAGGCGCTCAACAACCAGCTCAAGTCCGAAGCGCGTGGCGCAAGGGCCGCTGCGGCGGCATCTAAGGCAGTGCTGAAGCAGATGGCTGCCGATATCACCGAGTTGCAGCGCGAGGGCAAAATCACCGCCAAGCAGGCCGCGACAGTAATCAGGAGGTTCGCGTCCGTAAACGTATTCAACCCCGTTGCGGTAGACAACTTCCTTGACTACATGGCCAAGGTGTTCGCCGACGCAGAGTATGCCAACGACATGGCTCGCCTGCGGAAGATGCGTCCCACGGCAAAGAAGAACGTGAAGCGGAAGCTGGGTCGCCAGCCGGAGCTCATCTCCGATATCCTGACCGTACTGGCCATAGACCCGACGCGCATCCCCGTCGATACGCTGCCACAGTACCGCAACCTGCTCGATATCATGAGCAAGCGCCGCGCCGTACTGGAGCTGC